ACTTGCATTCCGTAAAGCGTCTACTGTTGAAGACATCACCAATAACGATTACTTTGGTGAAATCGCAAACATGGGCGACAGTGTCAAAATCATTAAAGAACCTGAAGTGTCTGTTCAAAGCTACGCCCGTGGCACACAGATCACTGCTCAAGATCTGAATGATGAAGACTTCACCTTGGTTGTTGACCAAGCTAACTACTACGCTTTCAAGATTGATGACATCGAAGCAGCTCACTCACATGTGAACTTCATGCAGATGGCTTCTGATCGTGCAGCGTATCGTTTGCGTGATCAGTATGACCAAGATGTCTTGGGTTACTTGTCTGGTTTCTCACAGTCTGCAAAGCATGTGAATCCTGACACAGCTCGTACAACAGCTTCTGGTACTAAGGCAGTTACTGCCGCTGGTTCTGATGAGTTGTTGGCTTCTATGAAGCTGAAAAAAGGTAGCTTTGGTAACATCACTACAGCTTCTGCTGGTGATCATTCCATTCCTTTGGCTCCTCGCCTTCCCGGTGCAACAGCATTGCCTACAGATGTGGCATCACCTTTGATGGTTGTGTCTCGTATGGGTCGTCTGTTGGATCAACAGTTTGTTGATTCCGCTGGTCGTTGGTTGGTGGTCGATCCTGTGTTCATCGAAATGTTGAAGGACGAAGACAGCCGTTTGTTGAATAGTGACTTTGGTGGTTCTGGTTTGCAGAACGGCTTGGTCATCAACAACTTGCATGGCTTCCGTATCTATGTTTCTAACAACCTGCCAAAAATTGGTACTGGTCCCGGCACTACTGGTGCTGCTAACCAGAACTCCAACTACGGTGTGATTGTTGGCGGTCATGACTCTGCTGTTGCTTCTGCTCAGCAAATCACCAAGACTGAAACATATCGTGATCCTGACAGCTTCGCTGACATCGTGCGTGGTATGCATCTTTATGGTCGCAAAATCTTGCGTCCTGAAGGCATCGTCACTGCTAAATACAACGCTGCTTAAGGAGAAACATTATGGCAACTATTACAACTTTGGCTGGTGCAGCCTCCGCTGGTCGCACCGCTGGTGCTGTCCCTTACTTGGTCGATGTTACAGTTGACTTCGCTGCTGCAGCTACAGCTAAAGGCTCTGCCTTGGCTGCTGCTGATGTTATCGAATGTCTCAGTGTTCCCGCTAACACACTCATCTTGAATGCTGGTATGGAAGTTATCACCGTCCTCGGTGGTGAGTCTTCTGACACTACATTCGATTTGGGCGTGACTGGTGTTGACGCTGACAACTTCGTTGATGGCTTTGATGCTGACGCTGCTGCTGCTGGTGCTTATGCCCAGAACGCTGCTGCTTTCCAGCCTATCGTGAACGCTACTGCTGACACTATTGACCTCTTGATTGCCACTGCAACTACTGCTCCCACCTCTGGTGAAGTGCGTGTATGGGCTGTGTTGATGAATGTTGATGGTCGTCCAGCACGGGCTTCCGTTGACCGTGAGCAACTGGCTTAATAGCTAGTTAATACTGGGAGGGGCTTAACCGCCTCTCCCTTTTATTGTTTAAAAATTATGTCTACATACATTTCTTTAACGAATGAATTGCTACGAAGAATGGGTGAAGTTGTCGTAGACTCCACCGAATTCGATGGAGCTAGGAATATTCAAGCCCTAGCTAAAAATGCTGTCAATTCATCTGTTAGGGAATTGATGCATGGTGCTCAAGAGTGGCCCTTTGCTTTAACAACTTACACTCAAACACTGACAGTAGGGACAGGACAATATAGTTTTCCTTCTGATACTTCTGTTGTTGATTGGGAAAGTTTCTATCTTAAGAAGCTGACAGCAGCAGACAACGATCCACAACATCTTCCTGTTCTTACTTACACTGACTACTTAGACAATCATCGTCCCAGAGAAGACATGAATGGTACGGGTGGTTATGGTGTGTCTAGATACATCTACCAAACACAAGAGTCTAAGTTTGGTATCACTCCTCTGCCTGATCAGGCTTATCAAATTGAATATAAGTATTGGTCTTTCCCTGCTGACTTAGTAGAGTCAACAGATGTATGTATTATTCCTGATCGATTTACTAGTGTATTGTTAGATGGTGCTATGTTCTACATGTTGATGTTTAGATCAAATGAACAGGGCGCTACTATGTACAAAGAGAAGTTTGACATGGGTATTAGAACAATGCGTAGGCTTTTGTTAGATGAGCCTATGTATATGCGCTCAACAATTATTGTTGCTCCTTCATTCTCAGCTAGAGTGTTTTAATGGCAGATAGAATTAGTGGCTTTAAGGTGACCTGTATTGGTGGTATGAACACCAATAGAGATGTGTTATCTCAAGGTGAACTATATCCCGGATCTGCCACACAGCTTATTAATTATGAGCCATCTATTACTGGTGGCTATAGACGGATTAGTGGATATGCTAATAGTTATGGAACCGTAACTGGCACAGGTAATGTACTTGGCGTTATGATTGCAGAGAACTTAAATGATGGAATCTTTGCTTGTCGCAAAGCTACATCAGGTACAGACTACTTTTATAAATGGGTAGCTTCTTCGTCTACTTGGTCAGTCATTACAACTCCCAATACCATTACGATGGTGGGAGTTAAGAAGGTTAGATTTACTAGATATAATTGGAGTGCTCCTAAGTTTGCATTAACTGATGGAATTAACCCTGCTGCTGTGTATGATGGAACTACATATACACAGATTACAGATGCTAATGCACCTAACAGTCCTAAGTATTCAGCAGCTTTTAAGAATCATTTATTCTTAGCTGGTGATCCTACAGATCCTTACAATTTATATATCTCTTCTCCATTATCAGAGACAAACTTTAATCCAGCCAATGGTGCTGCTGTTATTAATGTTGGCTTTGAGATTGTGCAGATTAAACAGTTTAGAGATACGCTGTACATCTTTGGTAAAAATGCCATTAAGAGTTTGACAGGAACTAATATTGCTGACTTTGTGGTTGGCGAAGTGACAACAAATTTAGGTTGTGTTGTTCCAGATAGTGTGATAGAACTGGGTGGTAATCTAGTATTCCTTGGTCCTGATGGTTTTAGACCAGTGGCTGGAACAAGTAAGATTGGTGATGTGGAATTGGAAACAATTTCAAAACAAATTCAATTTACCATCACTGCCATCTTACAAGAACTTGTAGCTGGTGCTATTGATCCAGAAACATTAAGCTCTGTAGTTCTTCGTAAGAAGTCACAGTTTAGATTGTTCTTACCAGCCGAAGGAACCTTTGGTTTGTTAGGTGGTCTTAGAGCTAGTGAAGGTGGTGTGTCTTTTGAGTATAGCCAGCTTTTCGGTTTCCCAGCTACATGTGCTGCTAGTGGATACATTGGTGTAGATGAGCTTGTTATTCATGGGGATTCTACTGGTAAGGTGTATAAACAAGAGACTGGAAGTTCTTTTAATAGTTTAGAAATCTTGAGTGTTTATCAAACACCTTTCTACTATTTTCAAGATCCTACAATCCGTAAAAACTTCTATAACATCTCTACCTTCTTGCGTAGTGAAGGATCTACTAGTATTGTGATGGGTGTTAGCTATGACTTTGAAGACTCAGTAAATGTCTTTAATCCAGCCAACTACAACATTTTAACTACTGGTGCTGCTGCTTATTACAATGAAGCCATCTATGATGCTGCTGCTATTTACGATGGTAATCCATCACCAGTGGAAAAGACAAACATTGAAGGCTCTGGATTCTCAGTGGCTTTCAAATATGTGACTAATGATACGAATGCTAGTCATACAATTCAGGGCTTGGTCTTGAATTATTCAATGAATGACAGACGCTAAGGAGAACTACCTTGACAGGTTATGTAAGACAATCGGCTGCTGATATCGTCCCAACGGGCGTAGTTAGAGCTGCTCCAATTAATAATGAGCTTAATGCTCTGCGTGATGCTTTTGCCACTGGTGGTGGTCATAAGCATGATGGCACTACGGCTGAAGGACATCCTGTTCCTGTCATTGGTGACAGTGACTTATTAAATAAGATTGCTACTGATACAGGTAACAATCGTCATGGTGTGTTTGTTGAAGTGTCAGCGGCTGCTGTTGAGCAGGTGCGCTTTCAAGATGGTGTTATTGTTCCAGTAACAGATAATGATATTGATTTAGGTACAAGTGCTCTTGAGTTTAAAGACTTGTACATTGATGGAACAGCCAACATTGACAGCTTAGTTGCTGACACTGCTGACATTAATGGCGGCACAATTGATGCCACTGTGGTTGGTGCAAGCACTCCTGCTGCTGGTACATTCACTTCTCTCACAGCCAATACCTCTCTAGTTGCAGCTACTGCTGACATCAATGCAGGTACTATTGATGGTTCTGTTATTGGTGGTAGTTCTGCACAAGCCATTACAGGTACAACAGTTACAGCCACCACAGGTTTTGTTGGTGGTCTTACTGGTGCAGTTACTGGTAATGTCACAGGTAATTTAACTGGTAATGTGACAGGCAATGTCACAGGTAATGTCACTGGCAATATCACAGCATCAACAGGCACATCAACATTTAACGATGTTGTTATCAACGGTGGTTTGAATATGAATGCTGGCACTTCTGCCACCATTACTAATCTTTCTGCACCTACTAACAACAACGATGCAGCCACTAAAGTTTATGTAGATACATCTATCAGCAACCTGATTGATAGCTCTCCTGCTCTTTTAGATACATTGAATGAGCTTGCTGCTGCTTTGGGAGACGATCCTAATTTTGCAACAACAATGACCAATGCATTGGCTACCAAACTTAATTTGTCTGGTGGCACAATGTCTGGTGCTATTGCGATGGGAACAAACAAGATTACAGGTCTTGGAGATCCTACAGCAAATCAAGATGCAGCAACCAAAGTATATGTAGACACTGCTGACGCATTGAAGCTGTCCTTAACAGGCGGCACAATGTCTGGAGCCATTGCGATGGGTACTTCCAAGATTACAGGCTTGGGAGATCCAACAGCAAATCAAGACGCAGCCACTAAAGTATATGTTGATGGCATCTTAGGTTCTGCAACTTCTGCTGCAGCTTCTGCAGCTACTGCTACAACACAAGCTACTAATGCAGCAGCAAGCGCATCAACTGCTACAACCCAAGCATCCAATGCATCCACCTCAGCCTCTAGTGCTCTAACATATCTGAACAATTTCAAAGGACAATACTATGGTTCTTTGTCTTCAGATCCTGCATTAGATCCTTTGGGTAATGCTGTTGGTATTGGTGACTTGTATTGGAATAGTACAGTAAGTCAGATTAGAGTTTATAATGGCTCTGCTTGGGAAGCTGCATATCTACCTGCTTCTGGTTATGTCCAGAAGACTGGCGATACAATGACTGGCTCTCTCTCAGTGGTGGCTGGTTTAGATATTTTAGGTAACTCCTCCGCTGGTGGAGCTTTGAAGGTATATGAAGATACAGACAATGGTTCAAACTATGTGGGCTTCCGTGCTCCTAGTAGCATTGCCTCCAATCTTCTATGGATATTACCTAGTGCTGACGGTATTGAAAACGAAGTGTTGAAGACCGATGGTGCTGGTAATTTAAGTTGGGGTACTGGTGGCGGTGGTGGCGCTGGTAATGCCTATGCTTGGTTTGTTTGCTAAAGGAGCAATATAATGAAAACTCTAGTTCTTGACTCTACAAGCAAGACGATCAAGGTGGTGATGTCGGGTGCGGCAGCTACTACCAATCCTGATTTCGTGTCTACTTGGGCAGAGAATAATGGAACACTGTTCACTGAAGGCAGCACTGATGGTGCTTTGAATGGTACAACTGCTGTCACTCTGGTGGCTGCACCCTCTGCAGGATATAGGCGTGTGGTTAAAGCTATTACGATTTATAATCGTGATACTGCTGCTATTACTATTACGTTGAGCTTAGATAATGGTGGTACACTTCGTCAGTTTGCTAAGGTAACTTTGCAAGTTGGTGATATATTTACCACTGATGGCACATTTAATTCTGCTGGTAGTTTAAAAACTGTTGTCAGTAATGTAAATTTAGCCACTGAGGTGTTGGGTGTTTTGAGTCCAGCTAATGGTGGTACTGGTGTAGCTAATAACTCTGCTAGTACAGTAACTATTTCTGGAGCATATCCAACTACAGTGACTGTCACTGGTAATACTTCCGTTACGCTACCTACATCAGGTACGCTTATTGTTGCTGGTAAAGCAATTGCACTCTCTTCTATTTTTGGTTTCTAAGGAGCTATAATGTCAAACCCTAATATCATCAACGTATCCAGTATTGTTGGTAACGTAAGTTCTTTTTTGGTGTCTTCTACAGCTAGTCCATTTACTACAGCAATTGCAAATAATCCTGCTAGTAGTAATAAGATTTATAAGATTAATTCTATTATTGTGGCTAATGTTAGCGCATCAGCATGCAATGTAACAATTAATCTCTACCCTCAAGATGACTTGGCTGGCACAGCCACTGCCATTGCATCAACCGTTTCTGTACCTGCATATGCTTCATTGATTGTTCTAGACAGAACAACAACAATGTATTTGTTGGAAGATAAATCATTAGGCATTGTTGCTGGTACTGCTAATGCGGTAACAGTTACTACTTCATGGGATGAGATGTCTTAATAAAGAAAGATTACCGATATGTCGATTAATTATACTGGTAATGTTGTTTCTTATAATAGCAATGTCTTAGATATTCCTATATCAACAGTGGAATACCTTGTTGTATCTGGTGGTGGTGGCGGTGCTGCGGCGGGTGCTGGCGGTGGTGGTGCTGGTGGTTTGTTAACTGCTACTGGTTATTCTGTAACTATTGGATCAAGCATTACCATCACCATTGGCGGTGGTGGGATTGCTGGCTACGGTGGCGGAAATGCTGGAGGACGGGGAACAAGTTCAGTCTTTGGAAGCATTTCTCCAGTTGGCGGTGGTGGTGGCGGGAATTATTATTATGTGGGTACGTCTGGCGGATCAGGTGCTGGAGGCTCTCAAGGAAGCGATGGAAGTGACCGTGCTACAGCTGGAACATCCGGACAAGGCTTCAGTGGTGGAACTTACGCCTCAAGAGCTTCTGGTGGCGGAGGTGGAGCTGGAAGCGTAGGTCAGGCCGGAATTCAAATAGATGCTAGCACTGGTTTTCGTTCCGGTGGTGGTGGAACTGGACTTGTATCTTCAATTACTGGTTCACAAGTTTTTTATGCTGGCGGTGGCGGTGGTGGCGGTGATGTTTATTCTACCAACACCGATGCGAATGGTACAGGGGGTTTTGGTGGGGCTGGTGGTGGCGGTGATGGAGGTGGTATTGGCGGTAGTAACAATTACCTTTCAAATACTTCAACTGCTAACGGTCAAAGTGGACAACCAAATACTGGTGGTGGGGGTGGTGGCGGAAGATCAAGTGGACCAGTACTTGGTCTTACTGGAGCAGGAGGCTCTGGCGTTGTAGTCATCCGCTACCCATCTTATTTTAAACCTGCTGCATCAACAACAGGCTCTCCTGAAATCTATGTGGCTGGCCCTTATCGGGTTTACAGATTCATAGCATCTGGAACAATTACATTCTGAGGTTATATGGCAACAGGACTTTTTACCCTCAAACAAGTTAACCAAGCTGTAATTCAAGGTACATGGAGTGGTACGCAAAAAACTAAATATATTGAATATTTAGTTGTAGCTGGTGGTGGCGGTGGCGCAAGCGGAAACGCTAGTGGCGGCGGTGGCGGCGGTGGTCTATTAGCAGGACTGGTTCCTGTAGCCAACGGCGTTTCTTACACTGTAACTGTAGGCGGTGGCGGTGCTGGTGGTACTGGTACTAACGGTAACGGCGCAACAGGAGTCAATTCCGTAGGCGGTGGCGGTGGTGGTGGTAATGTGACTGGCCTCTCTGGAGGTTCTGGTGGTGGAGGGGGTGGTGATATTCTTGCCAACGCAGGTCTAGGTACTGCAAACCAAGGCAATGGTGGTGGCACAGGGGCCAACACAACAGGCACTACTGCATTTACATCTGGTGGTGGTGTTTTTGGTGGCGGCGGTGGTGGCGCTGGAAAAAAAGGATTTAATTATTTTGTTGGTCCTCCCGGTCGGTCTGGATATGGTGGTGCTGGTATTGGATCATCCATTTCTAACACTGTAACCACATATTCAGGTGGCGGTGGTGGCGGCGGTGATGGTCGCACTACAGGTGGTCAGGCAGGATTAGGTGGTGTAGGTGGTGGAGGAGCCGGGGCGTTACTTGCTGCTGGCACTGCTGGTGGTACAAATACTGGTGGTGGTGGCGGTGGTGGCGGATACAACCCTACTACCTTTTATGCTGGTGGCACAGGTGGCTCTGGCATCGTAATCATCCGCTACCCAAGCACATTTGCTGATGCGGCAAGCGTAACAAATGGAACCAAGACAACTGCTAACGGTTACACAATTTATACATTTACAACTAGCGGGAGTATTACGTTATGAGCACAAATCTTGGTGGTTTTGTTTCAGCAACATTTAACCCTTTTGCTGGCATACCTTCTACTGTAGAATATTTAGTAGTTGCTGGCGGTGGGGGTGGTGGTAGAAACAGTTATTCCGGCCCTAGGCGTGGTGCTGGCGGTGGGGGTGCTGGTGGTGTTTTAACTGCTGCTAACTATTCCGTAACTACTGGCTCCATCACAATTACTATTGGTGCGGGTGGTGGGGGAGATACTGGAAGCAGTGCTTCTAATGGTGGGGATTCAGTTATTGTTGGTGGAACAACTATTACCGCCACTGGTGGTGGTCGTGGTGGTGGGATTACTTCAGGTTCCGGAGACATACTTCCCGGCAATGGCGGTTCTGGCGGGGGTGCATTTAATGGTTCTGGCGGGACAGGTGTTTCAGGTCAAGGTTTTGCTGGGGGTGCGGGTGGTGGGTATGTAGCACCAACATACGGGAGTGGGGGCGGAGGCGGAGCAGGTTCTGTTGGGAATGCTTTGGCATCAGAGGTAACTGGAAGTGGTGGAACTGGAGTTGTTTCATGCATTTCTGGAGAAAGAGTTTTTTACGGTGGCGGTGGTGGTTCATTTGGTACATATGCTACAACAAATGTTTTTATTTTTAACATTGGTGGTGCTGGCGGGGGTGGCGATGGAGTAGGCAAACCCGGCGTTGCAAATACTGGAGGCGGCGGTGGCGGATCTGATGTCAACAGCAATATTGGGCCTAATACTGGCGGTAATGGCGGCTCCGGCATTGTTATCATTCGTTACCCTGTAACAGCAAGTCCCCCAATTTCCACAACAGGAAACCCACAAATTAACTACGCTGATGGATACCAAATTTACACTTGGACATCTTCTGGAACTATAAATTTTTAATTGGAGAAAATCATGGCACATTTTGCACACATCACTAACGGCGTTGTCGATCAAGTTATCGTCATTGACGCTGAAACTTTGGCAACAGGTCATTGGGGAAACCCCTCTGAGTGGGTCCAAACAAGCTACAACACTCACGGTGGTCAGCACCCTGAAGGTCGCCCACTGCGTAAGAACTACGCTGGCATTGGTTACACATACGACTCAGTGCGTGATGCATTTATTCCTCCCAAGCCATTTGCGTCTTGGTTGCTGAATGAAACCACTTGTCAGTGGGGCGCTCCTACAGCTATGCCTATAGACGATAAGGTATATCGTTGGGATGAGCCAACATTGTCATGGGTTGAAATAACTCAAGGAGCCTAATATGGGCCAGTATTCTGGGATGTGGACGTTGAGTCAAGCGTCCCAAGCTATCAAAAACCAAACTTGGACAGGTAGTATTTCTCCGCAAATTGTGGAGTACTTGGTCGTTGCTGGTGGCGGCGGCGGAGGTTCTGGAGGAGGTGGTGCTGGTGGCTTATTAGCAGGATTTTTAGGCGTAACAGTTGGCTCTGCTCTTACAGTGACCATTGGAAGTGGTGGCACTGGTGGACAATATAACGGTAGTACTGGTACTAGCTCTGTATTTGGTTCAATAACCACTTCTGGTGGTGGTGGTGGTGGAAGTTACGGAAACGATGCTTCATCAACAAATGGCTATCCGGGTGGCTCCGGCGGTGGTGGAGGTACAAGTCAAAGTTCTGTTCCAGCAATAGATGGTGGTGTTGGGATTTTTGGACAAGGAAATAGAGGTGGTAGTTCAATATATGGTGTTAATGCCGCACCAATTGCTGCTTCAGGTGGTGGCGGTGCAGGTACGGCTGGTTTTAGTAATGCATCTAGATCAGTTGGTGGAAATGGTGGCGCTGGAATAGCCTCTTCTATTTTAGGCACTGCTTATACGTTTGCTGGCGGCGGTGGTGGCTCAACTACTACAGGCACTCCCGGCACTGGAGGTACTGGATATAACAGTGGCGCTAATGGAGTTAATGGTGGCGGCGGTGGTGGCGGTGCAGGTGGCGCTAATTCTGGTGGTGGTGGCGGTGGTTGTGCTGTTACAGGCGACACTGGTGGGGCTGGTGGTTCAGGAATTGTTGTCATTCGCTATCCAGACACATTTATAGCTGCCGCAAGCACAACAGGTTCACCAACAATAACTGTGGCTGGTGGCTTTAGGGTCTATCGATTCACAGCTTCTGGCTCTATTACTTTCTGAGAATGAAGCATGCAAGAAGATGTCACCCACAAACAAATCTATGAACGCCTATGCGAAGTTGAAGCTAAGGTGGACCAGCTAGATAAGAACACACAAACTGTGGTTGCTGCATTCAATGCAGCTTCTGGTGCATTCACTGTGCTTGAATGGCTTGCTAAGGCAGTTAAACCAATATTAATTATTGGTGCTTTCTTTGGTGCTATCTGGCTTGCGATAGAAAACAAACTACATCAATAATGAAATGGGTAATAGCTGCACTATTGATAGTGAGCTTACTTGTTTCAGCGGCAGAGGACAAGTGCAGTGTTCGGCAGTTTTATGGTATAGCTTACAGCATCCATAATCCTTCAGAACGGCATCAACAAATGTCTGCTTGGCTAACTAACCATGAAGGCTTTTGTTCTAGTAAAGACATGGTTGTTATTTGGAACAACTTATCTGAGTGGGCAGGAGCAGCAGACAGCGCAGAAATAAGACACAAAGTTGTTCGTGCTTATAAGATGGCAATTGAAAGGGAAAAGAAATGATGGATGTGCTACAAATTATTCTTTGGTTAGCAGTACCACTGAATTACATCTATTGGATCTTAATTAGAAATGATTGACAAGATCACATTGTTTCCCATTGTTGATGCTACTGGTTATCCTCAGAAAACTGATGGCACTCAAAGACGAATAGAGAAGTTTCAAGAAGAACACAGAGCTGTTCTCAAGGCGGCTAAAGCGGAGAAGAAGCTAGATGACTTATTGTTTGAGCTGTACTGTAAGAAGGCAGAACAACAAGAGATTAGGCTTGAGATATTTACAAATCGTAAACTTGATGTATATGTATAAATATGGTTACTAAGAAAACTCCAACTAAAACACCAGCAAAGGTAGCTCCTGTTAAAAGCAGAACACCTAAGCCTAAAACAGAACAAACAATTAATGTATCTGTTGCTGCTCCTGTTCCTGTTGCAAAAACAGAAACTAAGAAAGATGACAGCACCCTTGGTAAAGTCATAGGTTTAATTGAATGGGTAGATAACCCCTTCAAACTGTTCACAGTTATCCTTCTGTCGTTCCTAGCGTTTGCTGGATATTTTGCTTGGGACTCTCGGCAAGTTATTCTTCAAGCCATTACAAATCAGGACAAGATGCCTCAGTTGGTTAAGCAAGATGAATTAATAACCCCTGCCCGTAGCTTGCTTAAAGATGTAGATGGAATTGTTTTGTTAGTTCACAAAGCCAACTTATCAACAAATAGCAGAACTACTGTGCTTGCTCTTAATGCTGATGGCTCAAGAGAAAAAACAATGGAAGGCACAGTAACTTCATTGTTTAATGCAAGTGCAGACAGGAACGCTGCTATGGTGGCTATGCTAAACAACGAAGTGTTGTGTGAAGAGTTTAATCCCTCATCCAAGGTGGGTGAGTGGGGTGTTAAACAAGGTGTGAAGTTCATGTGTAGAGGCTCTATCCCCCCTGATCCGGGTAAGTTTGCGGGGTATGTAGCGGTGGGTTTTAAAGAAAAGCCAGAGGACATTGCGGCATTAAAGACCCGTATAAACTTGGCAGCAACTGACATGTCAGAGGAGTAATTATGTTAGATATTCTTAGTGGTGGTTTATTAGGTAGCATCTTTGGTGGCATCTTTAGGATGGCTCCTGAAGTATTGAAGTGGCTAGACAAAAAGAATGAGAGAGCACATGAGCTTAACATGTTTAAGTTTCAGTGTGATTTGGAGCAACAAAGAGGCGCACAGAAACTCGCAGAAATAGGCGCACAAAGAGAAGCTGCTGTGGACGTAGGTGTCATGGGAGCCTTTCAATCAGCCATTGAACAGCAAGCAACGATGGTTAAAGCTGCTGGTGGATGGGTCGCATCTTTATCCGCATCTGTACGCCCTGTAGTTACCTACTGGGTGCTGTTTGTTTGGAGCTTTATCCATGTCTGGTTTGCATGGAACGCATGGCTTGCAGGTGCTCCAGCCGTTGAAGTGTTTAAGACAATGATGACACCAGACTTCTCAGCCCTGTTGTCAGGAACAATTAACTATTGGTTCCTTGATCGTACACTGTCCAAGCGTGGATTATGAACTTAGATATTGCAGCAGAACTCTGCAAGAAGTTTGAGGGCTTCAGAAGCAAGCCCTACCTCTGTCCTGCTAATGTAGCAACGATAGGGTATGGCTCCACCTATTATGGTGATGGACGCAAGGTGGTCTTAACTGACCCCCCAATGAGTGAGAAAGAAGCTCATGACTTATTAATGATTGAGCTACACCATACATATCTTCCCGGTGCTCTTAGGTTGTGTCCCAACTTAGCAGCACATGAGAAAAGATTAAATGCAATTGTAGACTTTTGTTACAATCTTGGCGTAGGTAGACTTCAGTCTTCCACTCTCAGACGCAAGGTGGTAGCAGAGGATTGGGAAGGGGCTAAAGAAGAACTTCTCAAATGGAACAAAGGTGGCGGCAAAGTATTAGCTGGTCTTGACAAGAGACGAAGAGCTGAATGTGCCTTAATGTAGTATTGACTGATGTCGATATTTGTGGTATGACAAGGCTTAAAGGTATATAATGTTACCAGCTTCTCTAAGTATTATTGGCAGAGAAGTGCCGATTAGAGTTGTAGATGTATTCCCAGATCAACTAGGTGAGTACAGCTATGATGACTATGCAATTAAAATAAAGTCTGGTCAGCACCCCTTAGCGGAGGCAGATACATTGTTACATGAATGTATACACGCTATAGACGACTGCTTCCAATTAAAA